GAATATAGCTAAAGGTAAGTTAAGTGCAGCTTACTGGGCAGATAAAGTTAAATGGTAAGGAAGTAAACAATGGCAAATAAATCTATAGAAGATATGTCAGATAAAATTTTAAAAGGTATTTCTGACAAAGCTATGAAATCTGAAATTAAAGCAGAGTTAAATAGATTACGTAAAAGTTCAATTAAAGAAAATGTTGGTCCATTACCTATAAAAAGACCAAAGGAAGATGGAGACAGTTTTGGTAGAAGGGTATTAAATTTTTTAATGCGTAGAGGACCGGGAAACAAAGACAGAAAATTTGAGTCACGGGAAGGTTTTTCTTATCAAGCTAAAGGTGGAATGGTAACAAAAAAAGGAACCAATGACATGCGTAAGACAGGAATGTTTAAGGGTGGATATTCCACAAAGAAAAAATAATGTGGACACCACTAGCTCTTCTATGTTCTATGTATGTTAGTACAGAATGTACGACATTTGGTGGACCTGTATTTAAAACAGAAGCAATATGCTATCAACAATTACAAACGGTAGGATTACCCTATTTAAAACAAAAGTTTCCTGCGTCTAAAATTATGCAGGTAAAATGCATACAGTGGGATAACCTTAAGACAGACCTAGATACTTAATTGTAAAGGAAATAAAATGGATAAAATGAAATCATCAATAGCAGGTGTAACAGAAATGGGCATTGCCCTTATTACACTATCAATAGTAGCATCAATACTTGTAGGACCAAGCAATTTAATTTTTCTTGGTAATGCAGTTGGAAATATTATTGACCTAGTTGAAAATCTAGGAAGTTCAGGACTTGCTGGACTTATTGTTGCAGGGATTGTACTACACCTATTTGGGTGGTGCGGTTTTTGTGATTGCAAAAAGAAGTAAAAATGCATAACGGGCTTGCAAACTTAGCTGTTTTATGTTATAACTAGATATGATATAACTCCTATTATATAAGTCAGAAAAACTGACTTCAACATAAAAGGAGAAAGACATGTTAAAAAGATTATGGAATAAAGCAGTTAAGTTGCAAGAACAAAGAGCAAACTACTGGAAATTAAGAAATATGACAGATAGAGAACTCAAAGATATTGGTGTTTCTCGTTACGATATTGAAAGGGGAATAATATGCCGGGAGCAATGAAGAAAAAACCTACAGGTGGATTAAAAAAATTACCTGCTGCTGTACGTAACAAAATGGGCTACATGAAAGCTGGTGGTATGGCAAAGAAAAAAATGATGGGTGGAGGAATGCCCAAAAAAGATCACGGCAAAGCTGGTTCCTATGGAAAGAAAATGATGGGTGGCGGTATGGCTAAGAAAAAACCTACAGCAAAGATGATGTACGGTGGCATGGCTAAGAAGAAAAAATAATGTTAGCCCAACTTATATCTCCTGTTTCAGGACTTCTTGACAAGTTTATAGAAGACAAAGATCAAAAAAACGCTTTAGCTCACGAAATAAGTACTATGGCAGAACGCCATGCTCAGGAACTAGCTATGTCTCAGATTGCTGTTAATCAGGAAGAGGCAAAGTCTGGTTCCTTATTTATTGGTGGGTGGAGACCTTTTGTGGGTTGGATCTGTGGAATTGCTTTACTATATCACTTTATCTTGCAGCCTTGTATTTTATTTTTTGCAACAATCTTTGGAGCTACACTACCACCACTACCTGCATTTGACATGGGCAGTTTAATGACTGTTCTTATGGGAATGCTAGGATTGGGCGGTTTACGTAGCTATGAAAAGAGCAAAGGTATAGCTAAAAAATGAGTGCGGCAAACTTCTCTCAATGTCTAAAGATGTTACTACACCATGAAGGTGGGTTTGTAAATCATCCTGATGATCCGGGTGGTATGACAAATTTAGGTGTTACAAAAGCTGTATATGAAAAGTACATTAAACGTAACGCTACTGAAGCTGAAATGAGAGCCTTAACACAGACTGAAGTTTCTCCAATATATAAAAGTAACTATTGGGATAGAGGACGTTGTGATGATTTACCTAGTGGAGTGGATTGGTCTGTTTTTGATTGGGGCGTTAATAGTGGCATGGGCAGGGCAGCAAAAGCGTTACAGCTTATCGTTGGCTCTACTGTTGATGGTGGTATTGGCCCTAACACGCTCAGAGACGTAGCTAAACATAAACCACATGACATTATAGTGGAGATGCATCAAGCACGACAAAAGTTTTACGAAGGACTATCTACGTTTTCTACCTTTGGTAAAGGATGGTCACGCAGAAACAATGAAACATTAGAGGCAGCACTAGAAATGGCAGGAGAATAATATGGCAAAAGGTGTACAACACTATTACAAGGATGGTAGAAAATACAATGGGGGTACTCATAAAATGCCTAACGGAACCGTACATACAGGCAAGACACATACTAAAGGCTCTAAAGTTGTGGTTCACTTTAAAGATCTCTCAGTATCTGCAAAAAAAAGAGCAACAGGTTCCAAGGTACTTAGCAGGAAGAAAAAATAATGGCACGTGAGTTAACAGAAAAACAACAAAAGTTTTTAGCTGTTTTGTTTGATGAAGCAGGTGGTGATGTTTTAACTGCAAAAAAACTAGCTGGATACTCAGATACATATAGCACAACAGATGTGGTTAATAGTTTAAAAGAAGAGATACTAGATTCTACACAAAGTTTTATGGCACGTAATGCACCAAAGGCTGCAATGGCTATGGTAGGTGGTTTATATGATCCTACGGAACTAGGTATTAAAGATAAAATGATTGCAGCAAAAGAACTACTAGATCGTACAGGTTTAGTAAAAACAGAAAAGTTACAAGTAGAAGCAAAAGGTGGCGTAATGTTAATGCCGCCTAAAGTCGTAGAAGATGACGAATAGAAGTTTAGGTAAATGGAAGCTACCACAACCTATAGATCTACAAGAAGACAATGAATGGGTAAAAGTACCTAGAATATCTAGAACAATTCCTTTTGGTTATGAGCTAGACACAGACGATAATAAAATATTAATACCCATACCCGACCAATTAGACAAACTAGACAAAGCAAAAAAGTATTTAAAACAGTACTCATATCGTGAAGTAGCAAACTGGTTGACTACAAATACTGGTAGATCTATATCTCACGTAGGTTTAAGAAAACGGTTGGATAATGAAAGAAGTAGAAAACACAAAGTTAGAAGCTTACGCCAATGGGCAGACTATGCGGAAAAGGCAATCGCCAAGGCGAAAGAAATTGAAGAAAGTCGTATCGGAGCCAAAGAAACAGCAGCCATCTAAAATAGTAGAGATTAATAGAGATACTACTATTAAACGTATGGAAGAAGATAACAATGTAATCTTCAAACCAAACGATGGCCCACAAACAGATTTTTTGGCGGCAAGTGAACGAGAAGTATTATATGGTGGCAGTGCTGGTGGTGGGAAATCCTACGCAATGCTTGCAGACCCTCTGAGGTATATGGGGCATCCTGCGTTTAGTGGTCTACTACTAAGACACACAACGGAAGAGTTACGTGAACTTATATTCAAATCACAAGAGATGTACCCCAAGATATGGCCCGGAATCAAATGGTCTGAAAGAAAGATGCAGTGGACCGCGCCATCTGGCGCAAGGTTGTGGATGTCGTATCTTGATAGAGAAGACGATGTCTTGCGTTATCAGGGTCTGGCATTTAGCTGGATAGGCTTTGACGAATTAACTCAATGGGCCACACCATATGCATGGGATTACATGCGGTCTCGTCTACGGTCTACTGCACCCGACTTACCTATCTTTATGAGGGCAACTACAAACCCCGGAGGTAGAGGACATCACTGGGTTAAAAAAATGTTTATTGACCCTGCGATACCAAACAAGGCTTTTGAAGCTACAGACATAGAAACTGGAGAAGCATTAAAGTATCCAGCAGGACACGAAAAAGCAGGTATATCTTTATTTAAACGTAGATTTATACCAGCACGACTAAAAGATAATCCATATCTAGCAGAAGCAGGTGACTATGAAGCAATGCTTTTGTCACTACCAGAACAACAAAGAAGACAGCTACTAGACGGTGATTGGGATATTAAAGAAGGCGCAGCCTTTACAGAGTTTAATAGAGACATACATGTTATTGAACCATTTGATATACCAAGTAACTGGGTAAGATTTAGAGCCTGTGACTATGGATACGGAAGTAAATCTGGAGTAGTATGGTTTGCTTGCGCCCCGAATGAACAGTTAATTGTTTACAGGGAACTGTATGTAGGTAAAGTACTAGCAACTGATTTAGCAGATCAAATACTGGAGTTAGAAGCAGGTGATGGTCCTATTAGATATGGGGTTTTGGATAGTTCTCTTTGGCACAAAAGAGGGGATACTGGGCCTAGTCTTGCAGAGCAGATGGTAAGCAGAGGTTGTCGTTGGAGACCTTCAGATAGAAGTAAAGGATCAAGAGTAGCAGGTAAAAACGAAATACATAGACGGTTACAAGTTGATGAGTTTACAGAAGAACCAAGGCTTGTATTTTTTAATAACTGTACAAACATGGTTTCACAATTACCAGCTATACCATTGGATAAAAAGAATCCAGAAGATATTGATACTCATAGTGAAGACCACTTGTATGATGCACTAAGATATGGTATTATGTCAAGACCAAGGTTTAGTATATTTGACTATGATCCACACGGAAGACCCCAATCTAGTATGCCAATGGCAGACAAAACTTTTGGATATTAAAGGTATTATAAATGGCAGAAGATCAAGAATTTACAGATGACGAACAAGTAGTATTAGAAGACTCTGAAGACTCAGGAGTAGATGATGCTAATATTAGTGGTATTATACCCTTTGTCATGGATAGATATAAACGTGCTGATGATTACAGGCAACAAGATGAAGATAGATGGTTAAGATCCTACCGTAACTATAGAGGTATCTATGGGTCTGACGTTCAGTTTACTGAAGCGGAAAAGTCTAGAGTATTTATTAAGGTTACAAAAACAAAAACACTTGCAGCCTATGGGCAAATTGTAGATGTATTATTTGCAAGTAATAAGTTTCCGCTTACTGTAGAACCAACAGTATTACCTGAAGGAGTTGTAGGTGATGTACACTTTGATCCAAAAGAACCAGAGCAACTTAGAAACTCAGAATTAGATGAACCTGTAAGCCCCTATGGATTTATGGGAGATGGTAAGGATGTACCTGCAGGAGCTACAGCACGAACATTATCAGAAAGTTTAGGACCATTAGGAGATAAATTAGACGATATTGAGGGTGTAAGAGCAGGTGTAGGTAAAACTCCTACGGCTGTAACTTTAGTCCAGCTATGATTGCTGCAAAAGCAATGCAAAAGAAAATACAAGATCAACTAGAAGAGTCTAGTGCTAATAAACATTTACGTAGCACAGCATTTGAGATGGCATTATTTGGCACAGGAATAATGAAAGGTCCATTTGCTGTAGATAAAGAATA